ACAGGCGATCCTCAAGTCTCTTTTTTTAGACAAAACTATAAACGTCACACAAACTTTTCGATAAAACCAGAACGTATGGATTATATCGGGACGTTTGAATCGGGAAACGAAGTTTCCATCCCTATCAAATCGAAAGGTGATCTTTTGAGTTACGTGTGGATTGAAAATGCCAATATTAACAGTAATGATAATAATAAATCTATTTTTAAATCCGCGAATGCGACATCAAATGAAACTTCACCAACTGAATTCTCTTTGTGGATTGGTGGTCAAGAAGTTACCAAACTGGATACACTTTTTATTAATACCGTACACAATACGTTATATAACGAATCTTCGGCGAAAGCGTCGTGTGCCAGGACTACCCAAGACGGTGGTGATAATGCATCGAATGGTAGTTACATAATCCCATTCTTTTTCAGTGAAGATTGGACTAAATCTTTACCACTCGTCGGTCTTCAATACCATGAAGTTGAAATTAGAATTAAGTGTAGAAATGGTACATTTAGTTTAGGTTCTACACCAAAGGTATACGGTTCGTACGTGTTTGTCGACACGGACGAACGTGAATTCTTTGCAAATGGTGAACATGAAATTCTCATTACACAAACACAACACCAACCAATGTCTGCTTCCGATACGTCGATTGATTTGACCTACTTTAATCATCCAGTAAAGGCCGTTCACATAGCTGCGGGTAACGATTCAGCAGAGGGTGCATCTACATCATATACTTTCACGGATGCGTCTATGTTTATTAACGGTGTTCCACTCTTTGAAAATATGACACACGAATACCATAGAAACGTCGTTCCATCGAGACACTGTTCGATTCTTAACACCACGGTCGATTCGGAACAAATATATACATGGCCATTCTGTCTTACCATGAACAAGTCCCAACCAACGGGTACCTTGAACTTTTCGCGAATCGATAACGCGAAGATAAATATTAATTACACTGGTTCTACTACAAATACAAACCTTGATATGATTCGTGCGTATGCGGTCAACTATAACATTCTCAGGATTAAGAATGGTATGGGTGGTATCGCATTTGGTAACTAAATTTTAATTTAATTCTTACCCGAAGATCCAAAACCTCGTTCGCCACGTTTTGTTTCTTTTAATTCATCAACTTCCTCAATAAGTGGTGTTTCACACTTTTCCAAAATGAGTTGGGCGATTCTATCGCCTTGTTTAATTTCGAACGGTTCACTCCCGTGATTAAACAAGATAACCTTCAATTCACCCGTATAGTCCGGATCAATAACACCGGCACCCGTTTGAATACCGTGTTTTACACTTAAACCAGATCTGGGTGCAATACGACCATACACACCCTGTGGGATCGTTGCACAAATACCCGTACTTACGATACCACGTTCACATGCATTGATAGTCATATTTTCGATACTGTATAAATCATACCCTACAGATCCAGGGGATGCGCGCGTCGGTAAAGTTGCTTCAAGAGTTAATCGTTTAATTCTAAGTGTTTCCATGTTTTTTATTAATCTAAGAGTTGTTTCTTTATGTGTGTGTAGTACACGATTTATCTGCAAAAAATATATAGAAACTCAATACAAAAATTAAAAGTGTCAATAATATACGTTGATATTGTGGGAATAAAGAAAGACCCAAAATGAGTACACATAAAATATACATGTATACGAATTGAGTATATTCATATATAGCGCGTGAGTATCTGTTCAAACTCAAAGTTCCTGGATAAGATACAAACAATGCATTAGTTTTCACGTCTTTATCCATTGGTCCAAAGTTCTTGAAAATCTTTTCATCTTCATCAACGTTTATAAACTTATATTTTTTACATAAAGTGTTGAGGTTTAATTGGTCGTCTAAGCATTTCATTTTAATTTCCTCTTGTAGCACAAGAGTTAATTCTTTCTTATAACCCATATACATACCAGCATTGGCCATACTCTTTTCTGTACACTGACCAAAAATTAAGGTTCTTCCTAATCCCTTAGTTATTTGTGGATCTTTTGACATTAGAACTTTACAATTACATTCTTCGAAAAGTTTCGTGATATTTTTAGGGAGTTTATTTATTTTTGTATCGAAACCATCTACAAAAACTATAATATCGTCATCGTTTTTTGTTTTCATATATTCTAAAACACCTTTTGATTTATCGGAATATCCATTCCATTTAGTACCCCAACCCAAAACTTTTATAGGGACGTCAAACTTATTATTTATAAGTTCTTCGAACATCCCCTGTGATTTATTGGCATATGTAACAATCTCAACTACCATTTATTTATATAAATATTATTATACTATACAAGTATATAAGTATAAAAAAATAATACGTATATTTAGAAATGAGTCTTAAGATTATTATGGGTAACATGTTTTCAGGAAAAACGTCCGAACTTATCCGACGTTTAAAACGATACAAAGTTATAGGTAAACGTATTCTCGTTATAAACTCTAAAAAGGATACACGTGCATCAGAAGATGTTTTACGTACCCATGATAATATTCGTTTCGATTGTATAAAAACTAATAATCTCGATGAAGTTGATTTTTCACATGTTGACGTTATAGCTATGGATGAAGCTCAATTTTTTACGGATCTTAAAAGATTTGTTGAAAAGGTTCTCGATTCGGGTAAAACGATTTTACTCGCGGGTCTCGATGGTGATTATAAACAAAGAAAGTTTGGTGAACTCATAGACTGTGTACCTCTCGCCGATAAAGTGTTTAAGATATCGGCGATGTGTATGGTATGTATGGATGGAACACATGGACCCTTTACAAAACGTATCGTACAAAATGATGAACTCGAACTTGTTGGTGATCACGACATGTATAAAGCGGTGTGTCGGAAACACCTTTAGATTAGAATCGGTTAATATCTAAAATAAGAACAATACGTTTTTGTTCATCAGTTTTATCAACACTATGGTGACGTGCGTGATCAAAAAGAACATCTTCACCGGGTTTATGTTGATGAATATCAAACTCCGTGGTAAGATTACTTGTTCCTTCGAGTGTTAAGTGGTACCGTAACTGTAAATTACTCTCGGCGCGGTGTGCTGGTATAGACATTGGTCCTTCCATAACCGCAATCATGGCATGATCAACACACGGTATAGTTTTTAAAAATGCGTATAACTTTGGAAAATCGTGTATTTTATAGTAATAATATTTTTGATTATATTCAAACCATGGATCAAGGTCGTGGAAATAATATTTTTGTTTATTTTTATATAAAGTATCGTATTCGGTTTTTATATCGAAAAAGTGTTTCTGTACCCTCCATAAACCCGTGAAATCGTCTACCGAGTAATACAGTTTATAAAAAAATAAGTCTACGATCGAATTTCGTATACCTACTAAAGGGCGTAAAGGTGTTTGGAAATACAATCTATCTATAGGCGATTTAAGGTAATCGTTCAATATCAATAGTATTGGTATCATGAAAATCCACATTTTTTTTTGTGTGTATATAATAAATGCCAGGATATAAAGGAAAAGAATACTACGCACCAGTACAAACACCAGATGTTAACAAATTAGAAAAACGGTTTCTTGGTTTGACCGATATTCAAATTGGTTTATTTAGCTTACCAACCCTCGTTATTATAGGATCGGTCGTATTATTCGTTCTTAATAGAAAGTCGAGGTATAACCCATTTTTTCTTGTTTCTTTGATTTTAAGTTTAATACATTTTTATCACCACTACAATCTCGCTAAATTAGAAAATAAACAATAATTATATACTATAAATGTTTATGGTCGAAGAACCGTATGGTATATCACAATTTCAAGCTTGGTTAATATCACTTACACTTGGAATTGTGTTATATAGACGCAAAAAACGCGGTGAAAAATATATTCAGTAATTATATATGCGCGTTCGTTTAAGAAAAAGTCCACGTATTGATAAAAAGTTTAGAGTTACTTTTGAAAATGGAAAAATAGTTGATTTTGGGGCACGAGGCTACTCAGACTATACAATACATAAAAACCCATTACGTATGCGTTCATATGTAACACGACACGGTGGGTTTGTTCCTCATATGGTACAAAAACAAACCGACCCTAAACTTGTTCATAAAAATATGCTTGATGTGACTCGAAGTGATAAAGAAACCTGGACAAAAACAGGTTTTTTTACCGCGGGGTTTTGGTCGAGATGGCTTTTATGGAGTCATCCAGAACTCGAAGGTGCAAAAAAGATTATATCTAAGAAGTTTGATTTATCTTTTCTTTAAGACCACGGCGTTTAAGATTTGCTTTTAAAGCGGTCATTAGATTTGCGCGTGGATCTCTTCTAGTTGGAACTGGTGGTGCGCGTGGCACGGGTGGTGCACGTGACACGAGTGGTGCGCGTGGCACGGGTTGAGAAACTCGACGAACGCGTGGAACATTTGGTTCCACTGTTCGTAAAAGTGATTTACACGTTCGTATAAGTTTTTTTGAATTTCGAACCTGGATTTCCAAAGCTGGTTGTCGCCGTCTTTGAATTTTCATCTTAAGTTCCTTTTCACTGAGAGGAACGCGTTTCCCTTTAATTTTTTTAGTTACACGAAGACCGAAACGTTTTGCTTCATTTTTTAATAAATCTATCTTCATTTATATTACATTAGAAAAAATTGTCCGTTCTATACAATTTCGCCTGAAATGAACCCGTTTGTCCTAAAACCGAAACATCTTCATTTCCATAGAGTTCTCTACATCCGATATCGTCCATACAATCACGATTATCTATAGTTACCGGGAGTGGATACACTTGATCACCTGGTGTTGTCGTGTAATAATGATACTGATCACGACGCCCCCTAACTTCTTTGCCGTATAAGGGTAATGTTTCTTCATCCGAACCTACAAGAACACCCATTTGTTGGACGTATCCGGGTTTATACTCTTTGATTGGTGGATTTCTAAACTCCCGTTCGACTGGTATTTGAACTGGAACCTGAACTGGTACTTCTACAGGTACACGAACCCGCTTTTTAATAACAATTGGGTTACGCATTTGATATACAATTACAGCAATGAGTACCATTAACGCAATAAATAATAGTTTTTGTTGTGTTTTGTTTTTGATCTTCATTTATGTATACCAACATTATTTAACAAACCGTTTCTTAATTTCATTGAGTGGTGTTAAATCAATTCTATTAAGTCTGTACTGAACAAGTAGCCATAGAAAAAATAAAATAGATTTTAAGAAATTGTTTGCCTCAGTATCGTCCATTTTATATATAGGTCCCATTACACGTCCAAAGAATGTTTCATCTTTACTGTTTCCTGTTACAGCCATTTCCATTTGTGTTAACGCACACGTATCGTCATTTACCGACCAATGAAAAAATATGAATGGCACGAGAAGGGAATAAAACTCAAGGTTCTGTTTATTCTTCATGAATGGTACAACCAACATTGTTATGAAAAAGAGTAAGTGAATGAAAAATATAATGTTCATATCTATTAGTATGAACGAAGAAAAGAAACTTCCAAAAATATGGCACCCACAACAGGAGAAAATATTAAAGGCCTGGGGTGAAGCCGCGGCGTGTTATAGGTATATGCACTACCAAGCCTATTGTTCATTTAAAAATTTGAGTATGAAATTTACTATACCACTCATAATTGTAAGTACAGTTACTGGTACTGCTAACTTTGCACAAGAAACATTTCCACCTTCTGTAC